TAATTGTCCCCGTCATCATTGTTATTTTTTTCAGAAATGGTCATATCCACATTTGCTGTTTCATTATCTTGCTCCATCTTTTTGGCCTCGGCTTTATCTGTTTCACGCGTTCTAATATTAGCTCCCTCAAACAACTCTTTTCTAATATCCGCCGAGCTTATAACCTCCTTTTCATTTAATTTGTCCTCTGTACTTGTAACTCCAACGCCTACCAAATTTCCGTCCTTATCCACATTTTGAGTTAATTTATTACCACTCTCCTTAGCAACTTTAATATTCTCTTCAATTGCCTTTCTTTTAGTCTCAGCAACGCGCTTTTCGAATTCATGTTTGGCCTGTCTTTCATTTTTATTCTTTTCATGCATAAGTTGATTAAGTTCCTCCTCTAGGTACTCAACACGTCCTGTTTTATATGCTTGTGGATCCCAAGGCATCCACATCCCAACCGGTCCCACAAAAACATCGTGATTTGGATCAACTTCTCTCAATAACTTACATCTTAATTCTGCCTCTTCTTGTGAAGGATAAGATCCGCGAACTTTAAGTCCACGAGTATTTGTCTGGAATGAGTATAATTCATTAAATGTCTTTTCAAGATCCTCTTCTTTAGCATCAAGAAAGTTTTTATAATCATCTCTTATTGTCGTTTGTACAAGATCTTTTTGTTCGCTTTTCAAATACTCTTGAAAATCTCCCATCACTTTGTCAAAATTCATACTGTATTTGTATGATAAAAAATTCAAAAATGCAGTAAATTTCTGTACGCCTTTGGTATAATCCCAATGCTTTAGGAATTCCTCGAAGAAAAATAAATCTTTCTTTTTCAAAATATTATCAGGACTTACAAATGAAATACAGGTAAATTTTTGTCCAGCAACTGGCTTATCTTCATCAAGCAAATCAACATATTTAGGATTAGACGTTCCGTCCGCTAAATTTTGTTTTTCAAAGGCTAATTCTTTAGTCATTTATATATTTGAGTAGCTTATTATTTTAAGTTATTTTTTACAGCTTATAATTTTTTTTTCTAGAGATTATTATATAATGCTCGGTGAATTAGGAAGTCTCTTAGATCTCGGCGAACTTATCCGTCGCGTCGTCAAATACTTAGTTGAAGGTATCATGGTAGCAATCGCTGCCTATGCTATCCCAAAACGCTCTCTTAACTTAGATGAAGTTATGCTCATTGCTCTTACGGCAGCTGCAACCTTCTCCATCTTGGACACTTATGTCCCTAGTATGGCAGTTGGTGCCCGTTCCGGTGCCGGTTTTGGTATGGGAGCCAATCTTGTTGGATTCCCTCGTATGTAAATAATAGTTTAGTATAATTCTTAAAACAAATTATACTTTGCAATTCAAGAAAGGATATTTACTATATAATTTAAATATAGCTTGTTCTTTTGCTTTAGCTTCAATTAATATATCTATTTCTACGCCATATTTTTCCGGAATTTCCAATAAGAAGTCGGGAATTACTTCAATATAATCTGAATGATGACCACATCTACCACTGCCTTGTTCGGATACATGAAATTTAGGTTTAATACCTCGTCTTTCCCAGCTATTTAAAATTTCTTCTATATATTCGCTCTCTGGTTTTAGTGTTTCATCAGGATGTAACAAATTATAACAAGTATAGTGATGTGTATCAAATACAATTGGTATATTCACCTTTCTAGATACATAAATACAATCTTCAATCGAGAAACATTTTTCACAATTTTCAAGTACAAGTCTATTTTGAACGGCCTGGGGTAATCTTTTAAAATTTTCACACCACCTGTCTAACGTTTTTTGTTTATCACCATATTTACCCCCACCGTGCACTACCATTACAGAATCTTTTCCCATTTCCATTCTATCCAATACTTCTGCATGATAACTTAAATCTGAAATGGTTTGATGGAAACATTTCTCGTTAGGAGATCCTACTACATTATATTGACCAGGATGAAATGTGAGTCTATGATTCAGCGATAATTTTTTTTAACAACTTGTCTGCAAAATCCATTGTGTAGTTTTCAACTTTAGGATTACTTTTATGCGGAAATAACTCACTTGAAATCCGCAAAACTTTAATACCATTTGCTTCATTCCACTGAATTAATTTATAAAGATCCGCGAGGTTTTGTATGATTTTTAATTTAAGTTCATTAATCCCAAGTTCTTCTATTTTTCTCATTATCATTTTTCTGGAACAGAATATTGGTGGCTTTTGTTCGCGCAAGATTGTATTGATACAACACAATCCTAACTGTATTGGTTGATTCTTAGACATGTTAAAATATTGGAGGGGAGTAATGTTTATATAATAAATTTTTTATAATTCAATTTATTATATTGTAGGTACGTATTCCCATCTTAATTCAAAGCAAATTTTTTTCCAAATTTCATCTTGTTCTATTCTTTTTACAGGATCTTTAAGCATTGGAAAAAATGGCAAGAATTGTGTTTCTCCTAATAACTCACACATTTTATATAAAACATAATAGTAATTCAGAAAGTTCACACGGTCATCCGGACAGTGTTTGGCATACGGACGTTGAATATCCATAAACAAACTACATAATTTATCTTCTAATTCTGGACTCATTATAGGCGGTTTAATACCCAATTTATCTTTAATAAATGGTATATGTTCATAGTATTTATTATAACCCAACTTTTTTAAAATATCCTTGGCTCTTTTATTTGTCATTTGTTTTAAACTAATACGTTCTTTTTTGATTTGTGCTTTTATATTAATAAGAACCTCCTCCGGTATCTGTGTTGTTTCTTTAGCTTGAAACTGAGCAAGAATTTCTCTAAAGTGATTAATTCTTTTGTAAGCATAGAAACACACTTCTTTAGGTGGTTCTTTGTATGAGGGCTTTTCGTGTTCTACCAAATAAGAAAATCGATTTCCGCAATTTTTACATATCAAAACACCCTCATAATCAACAGAAATTAATTCACCCTTGCATTTTTCACATACATCATGTTTAGTTGTATACTGTGAAATATCAAAAAAGGTTTCATCAATATTAGTTAGATATTTTTGAATAGATGACAGTTCATCCGATTTCTTAGATGTATTTTCGCTTTTATTTTTATCAAAAAATGAATGTAATATTCTAGTTTTATTTTTTCCTTTTGACATTTTCTTCTTTTTTTCAAAATAATCAAAAACATGCTCTGCATTATCCAATAAATAATTTTTCTTCTTTTTCTTATTTAATTTAATATCTATTCGTATTTGTCGAAGCTTATCTTCAAGATTTAGTCGTTCTTCGATATTTATATCATTTTTTTTTAATTTATCTTTTATTTCTTTTTTTTCTGATAGAAGAGATGGTAACACCGTAAGTTCTGTTGATTTAAACTCTTCCATTTTTTCATGATGTTTACTGTCTACTGTAACATTGTTTTTTGTTTTCTTCCCAATTTTTTTTGTTGCTTTGGGTTTGAAAGCGGGCATATATAGAACTATTAATAAAGTATTTAATTTACTTTTTCAACAAATCTTCTTTTGTGTAGAAATATGTAATCTCTTTTCTCTCCAATTAACAATGGATATTCATGTTAATGACTGTCAGGAAACCACAATTGACCCCATTAAGTTGCATAAAATGGTGTTTTTATACAATGCTTTAGAAAATGGATGGACAATTAAAAAAAATAATAATGCATATATTTTTACTAAAAATCATGAAGGTAAAAAAGAAGTATTTTTAGATGATTATCTCAAAGGATTCATGAAGGAGAATTTTGATATGAAAAAAATTTTAGACAATTAATTCGATTAATTAATGGTTTTCTCGTAAAATTTTTTTCTTTAGCAATATTATAACAATATGGGAGGAGGATTAATGCAACTCGTAGCCTACGGCGCACAAGACGTCTATTTGACCGGTAACCCACAGATCACTTTCTGGAAAGTGACCTACCGCAGACACACTAACTTTGCTATGGAATCTATTGAACAAACATTTAACGGCCAGGCCGATTTCGGTCGCCGTGTGCAGTGCACTATCTCCAGAAATGGTGATTTGGCATACCGCACCTACCTTCAGGTAACTCTTCCAGAGATTGGCCAGGACTCCTGCTGCAATCCTAAAGAGTGCGACAAGGTTTACGCTCGCTGGTTGGACTACCCAGGTGAGCAGCTTATCTCTATGGTTGAGGTTGAGATTGGAGGCCAGCGTATCGATCGCCAGTATGGTGACTGGATGCACATCTGGAACCAGCTTACCCTTACCGCTGAGCAAGAGCGTGGATACAACAAAATGGTCGGGCAAACAACCCAGCTTACTTACTTAGTTGACCCTTTGTTCGCTGATGTTGACTCTGCCTGTGCCAACAACACTGTCCCAGCTGCCGTCTGCGCACCTCGCAACGCTTTGCCTGAGACTACCTTGTATGTCCCACTTCAGTTTTGGTTTTGCCGTAACCCCGGTTTGGCATTGCCTTTGATTGCCCTTCAGTACCACGAAGTCCGCATCAACCTCGAGCTTCGCCCTTCGGATGAGG